AGGATATTAATGAAATTAATATTCATTCGATAATCGGTGGATTATATGGCGAATTCGAATATTATGCTATTGAATGTGCTACTGATTGTGAATGGATAGATGATAAATATATAGAAACTAATGTATGTGGTAAGGAATTATTGAAACGATTGGTTAATGAGGACGATTTGTGCATTAATAAAAATCGGCATATATTTGATAAAAAAAAATATAATCGAGATTATAGTCGCAATTGTGCTAAATATACTCGACCTCCTCCTAAAACTATCGGTGCTTTGGGTGAATGGATACTGGAACAACAGAGGAAAAATTATGGGTTAAGTCCTTGATTCGAGGCCGGTCGTCCCTCCCTGTGCGTCATAAATGACTCCTCTCAGGCACTCGACTTCGTCTCGAAACCTTCACGGGGTGTCGCTCTTCGAGCGTTGAATAGGATAATCAGTATGGAATATATCGATGCTTTTTTTTTTGTCTAAAAAATCAAATAAGGTAAGTACTGGAAGTTTGCGAGTTTCATTTAAAACATAAGTGTCTTGACTTATTTTTTCTAAGGGCAATTGCTTATATTTTTCGTTCTTGAATTTTAACCAACCGGTATATGGTTGTCGGTTCATTATATGATTTAAAGATATTTTAATTTTTAAATAAACTTTTGAAAATTGATTTTTCTAATTTTGGTTTTTCTTATTTCTTTTTTATTTCAAAAAAAAATTACTTAAAGACTATGAAATATTCATTTTTGAGTGTTTTTTGCCTTATTTCTTATATATATAAGTCATTTAGAGATAACCGTGAATATATGTCGTTTTCATATCGTTTTCATATCGTTTTCATATCGTTTTCATTGTTTTTAAGTGTGTTATGTACCTTATATGATATAAGGATATAATGATATTAGTTATAAACTACTTAAAGATATGGTTTTAATAGTTAAATTGATTTTTCTAAGGGGTGATAAAAACCCTTATTCGATATTAGAGAGTTAATGTTTATTAACGATTTATAAGTGGGACACTAATAAAAACCAAAAAACCAAGATTTTATAGTCATAATTAAACTATTTAAAAATTATAATATATCTTATATCATACAAAATGGTGCCAGTTTATATTTATGATTTTACATTATTTCTCAAAGAAAAAGGTGGATTTGATATAAGCGAGATTAAAAAATCTCTCAATGGAATTGCAAAGAAATGGGGATTTCAACAAGAAATCGGGGAAAAGAATGGAACGGAACATTTACAAGGTAGAATGTCCCTTATTAAAAAAGCACCAATAAATAGATTAATTGCTTTATGTAAAAAGACCGCCTTAGAAGGATGCCATTTTTCTGCGACCAGTAATGCTGGTGTTGATAATAAAGATATATATTATTATAGCACTAAAATAGATACTCGTAAGGAAGGTACAGAACCATATACTGATAGAGACCCTCCGGCTCAGGAAATGACAAGACAACTTAAAGATTTTGTCAAATTAAAACAATATCCGTGGCAAGAAGATATTGCTAAAATAGCAAGTGAATATGACCCAAGGTCAATTTATTTTATACTGGATAAAGCAGGTAATAATGGAAAAAGTATTTTCTGTGAATGGTTATCATTTATTGGGGCGTGCGACGAAGTCCCACCTATGAATAGTTGTGAAGATATTAATGCTTATGTTTGTAGTAATAGAAAACAAGGTATTAAGAGAAATTGCTATATTATTGATATGCCGAGAGGAATGAAGAAGGATAAAATAGCATCGTTTTTGTCTGGAATAGAGTCCATAAAAAATGGTGGAGCGTATGATAAACGATACTGTGCTACACGAGAGAGATTCGACAGACCACAAATAATTGTATTTACGAATCATATCCCTGACGAAATGGATTGTCTTACAGCGGATAGGTGGAAGATAAAACTATTAGATAATACTACTAAAACTCTAATTAACTGTGATTTGAATGGATATCCAAATGGTTCTCCCGAACCCTCTAAACAACAATATGGTTTAGATAGCGACGGAGACTAAAATCATGCTTCTCATTTTTTTTTGCTCCTTAATCAGTCTTCTTTACTTTGTTATGAATGAAATAAAGAGAATTTACATCCAACCAACCACTGACTGAACCTTTCGCTTCGCCTGTGGGCGTGATTGAGGCGGATAGTGTCGTGCCTCCATATCCTGTAATACTGCGCTCGTGCCTCGCTTTCAATCACTTGAAATTCGTTCGCTATCGCTCTCTCTTTTTTTTTATTAAGAGTAAATTGGTCGTTTTAGACATTGTTATTGAATATTAGACTATTTATAAGAAACCTACCTATTATCGCATTGGTCGTTTTTGAGTGTTTTTGGCATTTTAGACCAAACATTTTTGTAAATTAAACAAATTGTAATCTATTTAGAAATAAAATATAATATTATATTAATGTCGGTTTATAAATTTGTAGTTGATAATAAGAAGATAGGTAAATTAACCTATTATGCTATTAGTAAGGATATTAAGGCGTATATAAGAAGTATGAGACACCAATGGAAAAAAATGGATAAGGATATTAATGAAATTAATATTCATTCGATAATCGGTGGATTATATGGCGAATT